GGAATTTTTAAGAAGACGGTCTTTGGTCCTCAATATGAGGATCAACTCTGCGTGCGATAGAAGAAAGTGGGACTGACTCGAGAGGTTTGGTAACTCGGCCTGGGGTGAACTCTCGGTTAAAATCGATGGTAGTAGAAACATGATTAAAACGGTCAGTGGCCTGAGTAGCGGACTGGATAACTTTCGATCGTACAATGTTAATGCCGACCGGTTTTCCAAGGAACCAGTCCACAGTCCACATGCGTTTGAGATAGGCAAATGAGACAGTGAAAGAAAGGTGGTGCCCTTTCGAGATAACCACACCGTTTTGATCACGGCGCAGTGGTCTGTACATAACAATATCAGTAAGAGCAGTAAGAGAGCGTTGCACAAGTGATCGGTCGGCCTGCCCCAGAGCTGAAGCTCTATCGGCCCAGGCATCGGTAAGTGAGTTACGGAACATATCTAATAAACGTCGTCGTGCCTCAACCATAGTGTCTTTCTCGCCAGTACGTAATTTAGCCAATAGGTTACCAATTCGCTCGTTCTCGGCTGTTGATCCTTTCACGATTGGATGAGTAGCATTGAACTTCGGCATCGAGGCAGCTAGCTTGGTGATATCATAATTTGGGTCAGCGTACTGCCAACCTAAGTCCCCTATCCTCTGAGTATGATATCCGTACGCGTTCGTCTCGATGGCCGCAGTTATGATCTGTGTCTGACGTAGTAGTGCATCTAGTCGTTTCATCTGCTCAATGACCGCAGTATATGTGAAGCCCTCTGTGATATCGTCTGGTGAGACTGATTTCCCAGGGTAGAAGGTGGCCAGTTTCTCTTTAGTGATTAGCGGCATCTGAGGATGTAATAGACCAGATATTGCTGGAGGTAGCATGTTAAGTATAGTCAGGAATCGTAAAGACTGCTCATCTATTAAACCACCTATCCACTCTAATAAAACTTTATAAGGTAGGTTGCTCATACGTGGTGTAATGTGGTTTTGAAGTTGAGCAGCTAAACGTCCGTTCATGATTGTCTTAGCAATCAATTTAACCGGGAAAACAGTGATCTCGACCCCGTCAACGAAAACTCTCTTACAAATCTCTGCTGCTGAAACAGCCCCTGCAAAGGGTGTAACTGATTTGTCCAGATTGATTGGAACACTATAATGACGCATGATAGTTAAGTAATTAGAAGCCACGGAGGATCCACACATAGTATTATCGTCCCCTAAAAGGGCGTAATCCATGTAGTCAGTGGCCCCGGCATTGTTTGCCGCCTGTTGAACGATAACATGATGTGTCAGAGCTAACATTGCCCATGATGATTTAGCCCCCATTGGTTGTCCACATGCATAGCGCACTGAACCCCCGTCTGGTGTGGCGAAATCCCGTTCTACCAGGAGACGTGTCCAAAGTCGTGCGAAGCTAGGGCCCATAAGAGACTCTAAGACTCTCTCCTGTAATTTGATAGGTAGACGGTCAGTGGCCGCAGTTAGGTCATAAGAGTATACTGAACGAGACTGATCACCAGTCCAAGACCGAACACGCTCGGCCATCGCGTCCTGGTCAAAAGTCCCATCAGCCTCGATTTTACCTAAGAAGTGAAAGATAGTCTCGTGTAGTGGGGTTAAGACCAGTTGTGTCCAGTAATCAACTATGGCCACAATCCGTGTCTTACCTCCCCACTCCTCGATCGTGTGTAAGCGCCCCAATTTGAGCATGTGGTCGGTGTGGGTATCCCATGATGGTAGGGCAACGGTCCCGAGCATATCCTGTAAGAAGTGGAACATACCACCGACCTCACAGAACGCCTGGAATGTGGCGTACATCTTAGTATCGCCCATTATGGCCTTGGCATCTGAATGAGCTGTCCAAGTAGCTGGACCGTTAACGCCTGCGGTTGACATGATAATGTGTTTCTGGGCTCGGACTTTCTCCTTATAGAGCCGTTTGAAGTCTTTGGCAGTAATGCCAATTTGGGAAAGTAGGTCTGGAATGTTCTCAACGGAGCCTTCCGCTTTCGGATCTGGCTCCACGGCAGGGTCAGTAATAGTGCTATAGTCGGCTGGGACTGGGTAAGTCATAATTCTATCAAAAGACAACACCGCAAATACAATGGCATCAAAGAACTGTAGCATTGATGGGCTCAGTGTGGCCTTGTAAGACTCACGCAGGTTGATGACATCCTCGAGAAAGCCCATCTTTATCTGAGTACCTGGAATGCTAGTGGGTGTATTGAGCAGAGCCCCCTCTACCCCAGCACGCAAGTAGTTCAAATAGAACCGTCTGGAGGCGCCAACAGCCCTCTTAAGCCCTGCTGGGTCGCCGTAAAGTAAAGTAGATAGTCGATTGAAGATCATGGTAAGGTGCCCAAGTAACTGGTTGCCGAATGGAGCGTTCCAGGTCTGAAGTGCTAAGGTGAGTGCCGCAAAGACATCCCGAAAGCGTTTCTCCGTTGAAGGAGTCGCTGGTTGGACGATATTGTCCAGGAATGGGATAAGCTTTCTCATAAGAGTAAGTAAATGTTGTAGACCATAAATGGCCGTATTAGGTGGGTGTAAGTTGTGAAACCCCAAAACCCTGAGTCCAGAAATGAACCTCCCTCCCTAAAGAGGGCCAAACATTAGTGAACTCCCCCGCATATCGGTCAGTACTACCCCTGCCAGATACCGAAGTAACCCCGCCCGCACCCCTGATACGTGTAAAGGTAACTACGCTCACACCAAAGTATACGTCCCCCCCCACATTAGGCTAACCCCTTCCGATTATGCTAACTGGACTACAAGGTTCTAGACTATGGTGATCAGTCACAGTCTAGGGTAGGTAACACTAGTAAACTCACAGCGGGAAAACTTTGGAAAACAACTTACAAGACTGGGTAGCTATCCCTGTGTCTGGTAAGGGTTCTTCCCTGCTCATGGTAGCTAGCCTATGAACTAAGGAAGTTTTGAGACCATCCAAGCTATGCTATAATCGGCCTCGGCAAAACCTACTCCTGCGCGTAAGCCCGGATTATTT